GACCAAGCACAATCACTTAATTTGTTCTTTAGACCAGATGTTAATTTGAAGTATCTCCATGCTTGTCATTTCCTTGCATGGAAAAAAGGATTGAAAACTCTATACTATTGTCGTTCTGAGAAAATTGGTAAAGCAGACAAAGTTGCCAAAAAGATTGAAAGAGAAGTGATTAAAGAATTGGATATGAGCGCTATTGCTCAAGGCAACGAATGTTTGGCTTGCGAAGGTTAATTTTAAAGGAAAACAATAATGACAAAAAAAGTAGAATCAAATCTATCAGAAGAACGCAACTATTTCAAACCTTTTAATTATCCTTGGGCTTATGAGGCATGGTTAAAACATGAACAATCTCATTGGTTACACACCGAAGTTCCTATGGCTGAAGATGTAAAAGATTGGAAGAAAAAATTAACCAAAGAAGAAAAAACATTTCTAACACAAATCTTCCGTTTCTTTACACAAGGTGATATTGATGTGGCTGGTGGTTATGTTAAGAATTATCTGCCATATTTTCCACAACCTGAAGTTCGTATGATGCTCACAGGATTCGCTGCCAGAGAGGCGTTACATATTGCAGCCTACTCACACCTAATTGAAACACTAGGTCTACCTGAAACCACTTACAATGAGTTCCTAGAGTATGAGGCAATGAGAGAGAAACATGACTATGTTATGGAAATCTCCAGCAAGAATACCACTAGAGAGAATACCGCAACACATATTGCCGTGTTCTCAGCCTTTACCGAAGGTATGCAACTATTCAGTTCATTTATTATGTTGTTGAATTTTGCTCGTCATGGTAAAATGAAAGGTATGGGACAAATTATCACATGGTCGATTGTTGATGAAACACAACACGCAGAGTCTATGGTTAAATTGTTTAGAACATACATAGAAGAAAATCGTGAGATTTGGAATGATGAACTCAAAGGAAGAATCTACACGATTGCAGAAAGAATGGTTCAACTAGAAGATAAGTTTATTGACCTCGCATTTGGTGTAAATCAAATGGAAGGTCTATCAGCAGAAGATGTTAAAAAGTATATTCGTTATATTGCAGACCGCCGCCTAATTTCTTTAGGACTAAAAGGTGTGTTTAAAGTGAAAAAGAATCCTCTACCATGGGTAGAAGAAATGATTAACGCACCAACACATACTAATTTCTTTGAAAATCGTGCTACTGATTATGCAAAAGGAGCTTTATCAGGAAATTGGGGTGATGTGTGGGCTCATTAAGGAATTTAAATGACAGACAAATTATTATCAGGTGAATGTCTAAGTTGTGAATCAACATATTCAGTATCGTATATGGAAGAAATGGTTTCTCAAGATTTACCAGAACATTGCCCATTCTGCGGTGAACAAATCGAAGAATTATCCGAGGACTATATAGAGGATGATGACGATGATTTGGACACTAGGGAATGGGACTAAACTGGCAATATGATGGTAAAGATTTTACGGAAGACTTGATTGGTAATAATTACGGGTTCGTGTATCAGATAACCAATCTGACGAATGGTAAAAAATACATAGGCAAGAAATTTTTTTACTCTGCCAAAACCAAACAAGTCAAAGGTAAAAAGAAAAAGTATAAAGCCAACTCAGATTGGCAAACTTACTATGGAAGTAGTGACATCTTGAAGCAAGATGTGTTACAATACGGACATGATAAATTTGTCCGTGAAATAATTCACTTATGCCACTCTAAAGGTATGTGTTCTTATTTGGAAGCAAAAGAACAGTTTACTAAAGGTGTATTAGAGAGTGATGAATATTATAACACATGGATAATGGTAAGAGTTAGAAAGGCTCACATTAAGGAAAAAGATGCTGGATTACCTACAACCACTAAAAGAAAAAAACCTTGACTTCTTTACATTTCTAGCAGGAGATGAAGAAGGTCGAGTTGATATTATGAGTTCTGAATACTCAAATCCAGGAGAAAAGTTGGGTGCCACTTCTCTTGGTGATTTATATCATATCGTATTGTTCCGTGAGAGCAAAGAAAATCCAGAAGAATATGATGAGTTTGATGACTTTGAAGCCATTCTTGCTTGTCCATTAGAATATGTTTCAGGATTAATACCAGGTGGTTTTTATGGTATAATTGCCAGAAAGACTACCACATCACATAAGTTGGTAAACAAACTGCTTGCCATGATGAAGAAAAAGTGATATAATGTAATTTTGAAACTGTGAAAGTTTGTTATGATTCTCGTTGATTTAAATCAAGTATTACTATCTGGCCTTATGGCTCAGATTTCAAACCAAAAGGGTGTTAAACTGGACGAAGGCCTAGTTCGACACATGATTCTCAATATTCTCCGTATGCACATCCGCAACTTTCGTAAAGATTATGGTGATGTTGTATTGTGTTGTGATAACCGTAAATATTGGCGTAAAGAATATTTTCCATTCTACAAAGCTGGTCGTAAGAAAACTCGTGAAAAGTCTGATTTAGATTGGCATATGATTTTTGATATGTTGGCCAAATTTAAATTAGAATTGCGTGAAAACTTTCCATATAAAGTGATTGATGTAGAAGGTGCAGAGGCTGATGACATTATTGGCACACTAGTACCAATCTATGCACCACACCAGAAGATATTGATTCTATCAAGTGATGGCGACTTTTTACAGTTACAAAATTATGGTAGTAATGTAAAACAATACAACCCAGCACAAAAGAAATTTGTCAAATCTGAAAATCCCATTGAAGAATTGAAAGAGAAGATTATTCGTGGTGATAAAGGTGACGGTATTCCAAATATGTTCTCACCATCTGATTGTTTTGTCCGTGACCTTAGACAGAAACCTATAACTAAGGGAGTATTGGATAAGTATCTAAAAGAAGATGTGGCCAACTACAATGAAACTGATAAAGCCAACTATACCAGAAATGCCACACTTATTGACCTTACTTTTATTCCAAAAGAGATAAAAGAAAAAATCATAAATACCTATGATGAAACAAAACCGGCATCTCGCCAAAAACTGTTAAATTATTTTATTGAAAACAAACTGAAAAATTTAATGGACGTTATTGAGGAATTTTAATGAAAAATATCTATGAAGTGTTTGACGAATTTGAAGCTGCAACAACAAAAAAAGAACGAATGGCAGTAATTGAAAAGAATCTATCAAAAACATTGGTAGAAGTCTTAGAATTTACTTTTCATCCAGGTCATAAATGGAAAATAAAAGAAATGCCAGAAAACTACAAAATTCCTGATACAAAGCCAGGAATTTCTGTTGCTCAACTATCTACGGAAATTCGTAGAATCTATCTGTTTCAGGAAGGACATCCTGAGGCTGAAAAACTCTCTCCAAGAAAACAAAACGAACTATTGATTTTATTCTTAGAATCTTTAGAACCTCGTGAAGCTGAAGTTGTGATGGGTATCTTTCAAAAGAACCAAGGTGTGAAAGGATTGACATATAATTTTGTCAAAGAGGCGTTCCCCAATCTTTTACCCTAAATGCACGATAAAGAACGAATCATTGTAGTTACCGGTGAGTTTGATCCTTTAGAATCCAATGAATTACACTTTTTACAAAGATGTAAAAGGAAAGGTGACTGGTTAGTGGTTGGAGTTCATTCAGATTGGTGGATGGTATATGCTCGTGGTGGATTCACACACAACTACCAAACACGCCGTGAGATTATTCAAAATATAAGATGCGTTGATGAGGTGTTTACTTTCAACGATTCAGATGGCACAGTCTGCCAGCTTCTCAAAATTGTAAAAATTTGTTATCCACACTCCGACATCACCTATGTGTCGAGTATGGATATGCACAATATGCCAGAAACAAAAATACGAGGCATAACATTTGAAACCTTTAAATAGGAGATAGTAGTGACAAAGTTTATAGGTAAGTTTCGCAAAAATAAAGATTATTCTGATGATTATGATTATGCGAAAAATTTCTTACACAGTAAACGGCGTAGAGGTGAACACGCTGAAGTAAAGAAGTTAAAAAATCACGATTATGAAGATTCGGTTGATGTGTTTAATGAAAAAGATTGGCCGATGCAATATTAATTTCATAATATAAGAAAAAACATTATTTCCACTTATATTTGACTTTTTTCGGATAAGTATCGGTGTCCGCTTTTGAAATAAAGCTTTGGATCCATATAATCTGGTAGGTGTGTCATAAAAACAACACTTACTCTTGACATTTTCTCTAAACTGTAGTATCATAGTAGTTTCCTGGTCGGAGATTACATTATGATTATACACGGTTACATTCCTAAGTCTAAAAGACGCAAAGTTCCAAAATTGGTGAAGTTACGCCACGAAGAATGGCAAAATCGAATTTTGGCAATATCTCCAAAAACGAATTATACCAATACCACGAGTATTTCTAAGTCTATTCCTATTCCTAGAATTCCAGCTGGCAGGGAAACTCCCCTATACACATCCATCGATACAGGTTTTATACCTTGTACCAAAAAATCCCAAAATTCATATACAGGTGAAAAAATGAAAGGTGTGGCTACAATGCACAAGTCAAATGCCGTTCCTGTATTCACAGATAAAGAAGCCAAAGAAATTTCAAGTATGCGGAGATGATATGAATACACCAAAAGGTTGGACAGACGAAGATTGGCAAGATTACGAAGAATATTTTCAGTCATTAACTTGCCAAGAGAAAGAAATTGAGTTACAATCCATGTTAGCACTTGGAAAAGCCAAACAACGAGGCAAAAATATCGTTGTAATTGACCAATATTATGAAATGTGAGAAATTATGTTGCAACAATGGGAAGAAACACAAATATATAAAGGTATAGATGAGATTATGTTTAATCTGAGGCACATTCCTGCTCAAGATGTAGCGCATTTTCTCGTAAAATTCGATCCGAAGCTTGCCGATGAGTTGGCAAGTGCGATTGAGCACAATTTTTTTGACAAGGAATTGAAAAATGCCGAATGATATGCTATTTTTTGAAGCAGCACGAGCAGATGATGAAGAAATTCCTGCTTGGAAACGCTTGGATATCGTAACTCGCAAGTGGGCAATACTTTCTCAGCACGAAAAAGACCTTTCCGACTACCAAAAACGCAAGGAATTGTATCAGTAATCAGATGTGTTGCTAAAAAACAACGCTTCCGAAGAAAATACTTGACGGAATATAGGATTCCTGTATAATGATTGTATTGTTAACTAGGAGTTTATATGCAATTACTTGAATCCAAATCACTTTTAGCCAAATTGATGGCTACCGAGAACTTAGTAGTAGAACAGCGCAATGTTCCTACTGCTTGCTTTGATGTCAAAAATCGTGTTTTGACAATTCCTGTTTTAGATAAGAATATTTCTGGTTATCTTTATGACCTTTTTGTTGGTCACGAAGTTGGCCACGCATTATACACTCCTGAATCCGGCCTTATTCGTGCTAGAGATTTAAAGATTCCACAATCCATTTCAAATGTTATCGAAGATGTCCGTATTGAGAAAAAAGTCAAATACAAATATCCAGGTCTCCGTTCATCTTTCACAAAAGCATATGTTGAACTAACTCAGAAAAATTTCTTTGGCACCAATGGTGTTGATTTGAATGAATTGAATTTTGTTGACCGAGTGAATATGCACAGCAAAGGCGGTGCTATGCTTGGTATTCGTTTTGATGATGAAGAAAGAAAACTGCTTGATGAGATTGAATCTACCGAAAGTTATGATGATGTTTTAGTTGTGGCTCAAAAAGTTCTTGCTTTTATGAAACAAAAAGAAGAAGAGCGTAAAGCCAATGCACCAGATTCCGAAGAATATGAAGAATCAGAAGATGGCGAAGATTTTGCCAATGAATGGGACGATGACTTTGGTGATGAAACGGAAGAAGGTGAAGAAACCGAATCTGGTTCAAAACGGGCTTCTGATGAGTATGATGATGGTGAAGATGAAGATACCGAAATTATCGGTAATGATGACCGCTTTGACCATAAAGAAGTAGAACAGGATAATGTTCGTGCTTTCACCGATGAAGCATTCAAACAAAATGAGAAAAAGTTATTTGCTGAAAATGCAAGTAATTATATGTATGGTAATATTCCAAAGTTCGATATGAAGAAGGGTATTCTTACATATAAAGAATTATACAAAAAAATTGAAAATGAATATTCTCAATGGGCATTAAATTTTGACAGAGCAGAAAATGGTCAATATAACAAACTACGCCGTGATACAAACAAGGTAGTTTCTTATCTTGTCAAAGAATTTGAATTGCGTAAAAATGCCGACCAGTTAAAACGTGCATCTACTGCCAAAACTGGTGACCTTGACATGAAGAAGATTTTCTCATATCAATTCAATGATGACATCTTCAAAAAGATTTCGGTTGTACCAAATGGTAAATCACATGGTCTTGTTATGTTCTTAGACTGGTCTGGTTCAATGCACGACCATATTGCAAACACCATGAAGCAATTAATTAGTCTGGTGATGTTCTGTAAGAAAGTAAACATTCCATATGATGTGTATGCTTTCGCTTCACCTGAATCATTCAATTCACACCAGTATGAAATTCCTGCAAAGAAAGGTGACATTGCAAGTAATCCTTTTTACCTGATGAATTTGTTATCAAGTAAAATGTCGGCTGGTGAATTTACCAAAGCGGCCAAAATTTTAACATTCATGGCTAACAACCAAAGATATACACCTACTTTTATGGCTATGGGTGGTACACCATTGAATGAAGCAGTTATTGCCGCTATGGAAATTATTCCTGCATTTCAGAAACATTATAAGTTACAAGTTGTAAATTCAGTATTTTTAACTGATGGTGAAGGTCATACACTCCGTCAAACTTATGACCAGAATGATGATGGCAAATTATACAGAGTTGGCAAAGATTATGGTGTTAAAGATTTTGGTTTGATTATTCGTGATCCAATAACTAAGCATCAAGAAATTGTTGATAACATATATAATTGTGCTAATCATACAGGTGCATATGTTAAGTTGTTGAAAGCTCGTACCAATTGTAATGTATTAGGATTTTATGTAATTTCTGGTCGTGAGTTTGGTCGTAAGATTTATGATTTTTATCCACGCACAGCAAATTACGAAACTATCAAAGCTTCATTCCGTAAAACCAAATTTGCGGTTGTTACTACGGCTGGCTTTGATGAGTATTATGTTCTCCGTTCTGAAGCATTGAATACGGAAGAAGATAATACTTTTGAAGTAAAAGAAAATGCCACCACTCGTGGTCTAGTATCCGCATTTAGTAAGTATGCCGGTGGTCGTGTTGCAAACCGTGTTGTTCTTAACCGATTTATAGGAATGATATCATGATAGAACAGTTAGTATCTTTTTTTGGTGCTCAAGGACACCGCCATGCCGATATATTGTTTGTGGCATCGTGTATCATGGCACCATATGTTGTGGACTTCTTTAAAGAGTCTGATTTGTTTAAAACGGAGTTTTATAATACCGAAGAAGAAGCTGAAGAAGCTGCCAAAAAATATGCGTTTGGAGAAACAGAATGATGTTATTACATACACAATATGGTGCAGATAGAAAAGCCAACATTTTTCATAACAATCATTGTTATGTTGTTGAACTCTATATTGGTGACCGATTGTTTAGAAAAATGAACGTAATGGAAACATTAGTTGATGCTAAACATATGGTTGAAGTTTTTATAAATGAAGGTCGTAACCAACAATTACTGAACGAAAATGCCTGATATAATTGAAGCTGATGATTTTGATCCTAAAAGGATCGCTGATGAAATGATTAAACGATGCCTTGATGCCAGAGAATGGCACATCAAGTGTTATGTGAAAGAAGAATGGTTTATTAATGGAGTTGTTCCATTTACCATTAGTATGAAAGATGGTTTATATACTTGCAAAGTCATTGCTCCCACAAAATTGGAAGCACTTAAAAAAGTGGAAGAATATATGCCTGTGATTAAATTTATTGAAGAAGATAAAAATGAATGAGAAGCAAAAAGAAGCACTATTGATTTTACAAGAAGAATGTGCTGAAGTAATCCAAGCTGCATCCAAAGTATTTCGTTTTGGCACAGAATCTAGATGGCCAACTGAAGAATCTGGTACTACACTAGAAGAATTACAAATGGAAGTTGGCCAAGTATTGGCGATGATTGATATATTAACCGAACAATGTGTATTGTCTGATACTGCAATTAATGCTGCTAGACATTATAAAAAAGAAAAGTTGAAGATTTGGTCTAGTATCTATGACACAGAATGATTTGGTTGTGAATTTAAAAAGAATTCGGTGTTGGACTACACCAGATTCCATGGCCAGAAAATTACTTACCGAATTGATACAATCACTAGGTGGTAAATAGTTGTTTTAAAACAACAGCCATTTGACAATATAGGTGGTTGTGTTATAATTGGTATTAAGTGGTCAAGGTCGGTGCCGTCCGGTGAGAACCATAAATCTCACAAAACTGAAGCGGCCTATTTTTGCTAGTTATAGGCCTTAAAGAAAAACTAGCTTTTTATTATGGGATATATTATGACTAAATCAGGTGAAAAGCTTTTAAATCTTCTTCCACATATTGAAGAATACCAAAGATATATTGAAAGTAATTATGCTTCTTATCAAGATAAATGCCAATTCAAAAACGACCTTGGCTTTACCACAGGCTTTGATGCTGGTAATAAGTATGTAAGAATTTTTCATTGGTATGACCATGGGTCATCCTTGAAACAAAGAAGTTGCCATTCATTCATTGATTTGAATACTGGCGATATTTGGAAAGCGGCAAGTTGGAAAGCACCAGCTAAAAACTTTCCTCGTGGCAATGTTATACGAAAAGAATATGGTACAATTCGTTGGACTGGTTGCTAATCATAGTATCTTGTAGTATAATATTTTTATTATGTTTATTAATGGAGATTTAAAGTGAAGAAGTATTTTATTATGTTATTGCCGTTGTTATTGTTACCGGCTTGTGCATCAACACCTCCTACGGTGGCTGGTGCCGAAAAGGTAGAAAAGATGGAACGCCGTGATGTAATTCGTGGTGTCGGTGAATGTGAAGATGCTAATATGAAACCTTATGTTGAGTATGTTACGCAAGTTACTCCACATGGTAAAGTATTGGTGCCTATCAATGTTCATTGTGATCCTAAGCGTGCTAAGTAATCATGGACTATAATACAATTCTATCGACCTTAGGTATCACACAAGGTCGACTAGAAACCATTATCATCTTTACAGTTATTGCCATTGGTATTGGTATTATCTGCGTAATGTATTGGAAATTTTTATTGGCAGGTTTCTTTGCTCTCATAATCATTTTCGTATTCTCACGGTCAGAAGGCACACCTGAACCTTTGAATGTAATTGCCAAAACGGCACCACCTGTGGTTGTGATTGATGAAACACCACCACCTCTACCAAAAGTAGAAGTGAAGCCTGAACCTGTAAAACCTGTGGTAGCACAGATGAGTAAGGAACAGAAAGAGTTTATGGAAGATTGTTTATCGTTGGCTGACAAAAAATCAATTTGCGAGGAATTATGGAAACAGCGCTCTCAGTAATAGTAACTATTATAGCAATCATTATGGTTGCATATACCTTTTACACTCACATTTTATGACCGAAGAACAACTTAAACACATTACAGATTTGGTCAATAAAACGACCAAGCGAGCACCATCATTTGCTATGATGCTCAATCATGTAATGCCAATCCATGAACCTCTGATTGTAGAAACTGGTTGTGCTCGACAAGAAAACAATTTCGAAGGTGATGGTATGTCTACCACTATCTTTGATACTTTCATTGATTATCATGGTGGTGAGTTTTATTCGGTTGATATTAATTCTGATAATGTTCGGTTTGCGGCCGCCACGGCCAAGAAGGCCAACCTCACCTGTTCTGATTCTGTAAAGTTTCTATACAATCAAGCCAAGGTCTGGACTGCACAGAATCGTAAGATTGATTTGTTGTATTTGGATTCGTTTGACTTTGACATGGCCAATCCACACCCATCATCATTACACCACATCTTTGAACTCACCGCTATTATGCCATGCCTACGAGAAGGCACGATGATTTGTGTTGATGATAACTTTGACACCATTGGTAAAGGTGGCTATGTAAAAGAATTTATGGACTTGATTGGCAAAGAAAGAATATATACAGGATACCAATGGGTATGGAAACTATAGGAGAATAACATGACCACATTCACCAGCGAAGATAGATTCAATGCAAACAAATATGTAGACGAAGCACCATATCATCCTGGTTACGAAGGGGTCATACCAGATACTCAACTGAAACTAGATTTACCCAGCACCGAAGAACAGAACTCTCTCCTACGCAAACGCATCCTTGAACTAGAACAAGAACTGAAAGAATACCAGTCTTACAAGGAACGACATTTTCACACAGCACAAAAGATTATTGACTTTATAAAAACATGATTACATTTTTAGGCATTCTTGGCTTTCTTATCACCATACTGGTTGCTATACCAGCCACACTCATTGCCCTCGCCACTCTCATAGAACATCCAATCCGAACCATCATCACTCTTTGGTTGACCTTAATCGAAACATATAAAGACCTTTGGAATAATCTCACGAAGTAGCGAAACGCAACACCACGACACCAAAACATTATATCATGGCAAAACTACTTCTGGTACCTCTCTTAATCCTCTGCGTTTCCGCCGCATCCGGGCAAGGGGTTCCAAAGGACTCCGAAATCATTCTCACCTGTCGGCCTCAGAAGCCGCTGAGCCATACCTGGATCTGCGTAGACCAAAATGGTAGAGAACGAACCAATTTAATCATTAAAGACAAGGAATCAAAGTGAAGCTACTACACATCTTCCAATACTGGACACATACCGACCTCTGGTTCTCCAAACATTTCTGGTACTTTAAAGAATACACACCCAAAGGTTATCTACTCCTCACCATCTGTGGGATTGCAATGGTATTCGATAGACCGGATATTTCAATATGAACATCCGCCAATGGAAAGACGGAGAGACCGTTGCAAACTTTCTCTACTATGACGAAACTGGTAGAATCATTGGCGAAGTAGGCCTTGCTGGCCATCAGATTAAAACTAAACACACAACCACCATCTATCCAGACAATAAAGAGGTTTTCTCTTTAGGAATGTATATTAACTCCGAATCCGCCAAAGCCGCTGTAGAGAGATGGTGGCATATACAAGAGAGAACATTGATAGAATGAGAATGCTTCTATATGTTATCGGAGCAATAATAGGTTATCTGTTATTCTTTACGATTATAGTAGGGAGTGTAGTAGGTTTTTTTCAAATATTAAAATGGTTATTCAAATGAACAATATAACAACTGATGTATCTGGTAAGTGGGTACCGATTCAAGAGGTACTGAAACTATTAGAACGAATACAAGAACTAGAGAAGCAAGTATATGGTTCTCGGTGATATATTAACACCATATCATTGGAATAACATTTGTGATATAGTAAGACCTATAGCACTTGACCATATCTTTCCATACATTAAAAGTAAACGAGTCCGCTCTGGAGTCCTATCTGAACTCTTTGAAACTCAATCTGCTCACTACTTTAACTCCATTGGCATTTCTACAAAACCATGTGGTACTGATAAAGAACCAGATTTATACTTTACTGAACTAGAAGAATCTTGTGAAATTAAAGTAACCTCCTCTACTAAACGAGAATGGATGGGTAACCATATATCTAAGAAGTCCTCTGAATATGTTCTTATCTCTTGGGAATACAATAAAGAAATGAATACTCTCTTTGGTACCCAACCAGAATATTTGAAGTTCTCTGTGATAAATGTCTTCCTTGATAAGGATGACTGGATGACTTTAGGTGAAGAATACAATGGTACCAAGATAACCTCTAAGATGCTTGATAATAAAGAAATCAAGGTCCTCGTGGAAGCCACCTGAAAAAAAAATTAGGAATTTCGAAATCCTGACGGAAGCCCCAGAAAATAAAAAATTGAAAAAGAGAGTTTGACCTGGTGGAGCTTTTTTAGCTTAACGCTTGTCCACCCCTTGCCTCGCCTTGCACCATATAGTCAAAATCAGAGCTGCCCTCCGAGCGAGACCAGGCAAGCGCTATACTAGCCCTCCGAAGCAGTCCGGACACGGCGCCCACCAGTATCCCACCCAATCCCCACACGGCTCCAGCAGCTGCTCCGTGACTCTCCGACCCACGCCCCACCTACACCAATCCCAATCGTCCGACCAATAGTTGACCAAAACGCTACAGTATTATTCTCAATCGGATCAAGCGCTTACGATAGCGGCAAATAAGTATTGACAATACCGCACAAACCTGTATAATAGTCTTATTGTAGTAATTCATTAACACTTATTAAACGAAAGAAAATTATGTTTTCATATATTGATACAATTCAAAACCTTACTGTCGCTGAAAAACGCAATTTAGTCAAATCTATTAAATTAATGATTAAAGAGCATATTGCTGCTAATCGTGACGCTAATTTCCAACGCAAACAAAATTCTGCTTTGCTTCGTGCTCAGAAAAAACAAGACCGCATTGCGAAATTAGAAGAAAAGTTAGCAAAACTCCGCAACCCCACCGGCGCTGTTGCTACTAAGTTAAATCGCAAACCTAGTAAACCTGTAGTTACCAAATTCGCCTAATAGTGAATTTATAGTAGCGATTTGAGATAGTCGCTATTAGTAAATTTATACTAAAGAGATTATATGCTAGATAGAATACGAGAATTACCCCTTGCTGATAAAAAAACACTATTAGCAATGTTGCAATCAGATTTAAACCTGACTGTAACCACCGAATTTTCAGTACCAAAACTAGACTATTGGCAAACCGAAACACGCAAGTGCAATGAAATTGCCATAGTTAAACGCAATGCCGGACAAGTGATTTATACCGATTTGCAAATAGTCGACTAATTTACTCAAGTATTAATA